AGGCTTGTGGCTTGATGCTTTTTGGTTTTGGTTTTTGTTTTGGCTTGCTTTGTGGCTGGCTGGCAGGGGGGTACATGGATTGCGTTTTTGCACCCCCGCCCTATATAGGTAATCCGCTTAAAGCAAGACCCAAAAAAAGGAACGTGTAAAGTTTCGCCGCTATAATAGTTTCATTACCGTGCCACACAATTGTGTTATCAACTACACATATGGAACTAATCATACGCCGCGTCAATAACAACGACACCCAAGTAGTGGCGACACTCACGTATCTCCAGAAAAAATGTCTGCCGCAAGACCAAGTGTGTGATGTGACCAAAGGTTGGTGGTGGATTGTGTACGCAGATAAAATACCAATTGGTTTTGCTGGACTGGTTCGGTCGCAAACATGGTATGACTGTGGATACCTGTGCCGTGCAGGAGTGTTATCTGCGTATCGAGGTCTTGGTCTACAGAAAAAACTAATTGCAGTCAGGGTTAAAAAAGCAAGACAAGTTAACTATAAGTGGTTAATATCAGACACAAGAGATAACCACCCATCGGCAAACAATCTTGCAGCGTTGGGTTTTAAAATGTTTGACCCTACTAAACCGTGGGGGTATAACAACTCGTTATATTGGAGAAAGTGTTTAGATGCCACACAAAGACCCCGAGATAAGGAAGCAAAAACAAAAGTTATACTCGAAAAAATATTACGAGAAAAACAAAAAAGAAATAATTAAAAACATTGGTGCACATAAGAAGAAGGCTGCCAAACGCTTTGCGGAGTATAAGGCAACGCTACACTGCACACGGTGTGGACAGAACCATCCGGCAACACTGGACTTCCACCACGTAGAAAAAAGCAAAGACAACGTGCACCTCCACCAGTTGGTGCGCGGCGGACACTTCTGGAAACGCATCATGCGAGAAGTGGATAAATGCGTGGTGCTATGCGCCAACTGCCACCGGATACACCACTACGATGAGGAGCAAGAAAAGAAAGCTATGCGGCGGCAAAAGAAAAAGAAGATGAAAAAGAAAATGAACGTGTAAAGTTAGCTCTGAATTTAGCTTGAGATACGTCCCCGGGGGGTTATGATTAGCATACACAAACATCTTGCTATGTCATTGTCAGAAATTTCTAAACCCCCGTTTGTAATTTGCTTGACACCCAAGTAAGTTGCTGTGTTATATTCCGGCTATGGATACCCTACCACTACACCACACTAAATGGTCAGATAGGCTGGCGTTCGACATTGCCCTCACACTAGAGGGGAGTGGCGAGACTTTGCAAGAAGTCATGACACGCCACAACATCACGGCTAATGAGATTCTTATCTTTAATAGCGACCCCGTATTCCTTAAGAAGGTGGAGCACTACCGAGAGGAAGTTCGGGAAAAGGGAATTACATTCCGACTAAAGGCCCGCGCACAGGCGGAAGAACTCCTGACAACTTCTTGGATGTTGATTCACGACCCAGCCGTATCCCCCGCAGTCAAGGCTGACCTAATTAAATCGACAGTGAAGTGGGGCGGGCTAGAGCCAAAAACCACTGAGGTCGATAACAATGCTAATGGTGGCGTACGTATCACCATTAATTTAGGTGGGCAGCAGCACGAAGCCCAAGTCATTGAAGCACAAACAGTCGAGGTTATGGATGCCCCTGCCATTGCACTTAGAGAGTAGGTTTACTACTTCCTATAATGGGTTTCGTTCGGTGGTGTTAAATAGTTCTATGGAGTATCATAACTTTACAACTATGTTAAAAGACGCAGGTGTGTCCTTCCGGACAAAGATTACGAAGCACAAAAAACGTGGCCGGGAATTTGTGGTCATGCTAGTACAGGAGATTTAATGTCACTGAACATCAACTACACGCCGCCTCCTACCGGGGCAAAATTCATGGAGTCTGACGCTAAGATGCGTGTGCTTATGGGGCCGGTAGGTTCGGGTAAGTCAGTAACTTCCTCATTTGAGATTGTCCGTAGGGCCAGTACTCAAGTGCCAAATACCCAAGGCGTGCGGCGTACGCGGGCGGCTATTGTGCGTGAAACCGCACGGCAGCTACAAGATACAACCATCAAGACGTTCCTAGATTGGTTCCCGCCCGGACAGTGCGGGGAGTACATGCGTACAACCAAGACTTACTTCTTTAAAGTGGGGGATGTCGAGTGCGAGATTATGTTCCGTGCCTTGGATGATGCAGATGACGTAGCCAACTTGAACTCCTTGGAGTTGACATTTGCTTGGTTTAACGAGTGCCGAGACATTCACCCAGACATTATTGATGCGATGTCCAAGCGTATTGGGCGTTTCCCGTCGGCTAAAGACGGTGGCCCGACGTGGCATGGGATGTGGGGGGATACCAACCCACCGACTATGGATACGTGGTGGTACTACCAGATGGAGGGGCTTGACCCCAAAGATGGCGTGTCAGCTAACGACAACGGCTGGGATGTGTTCAAGCAACCCTCAGGTAGAAGCCCACAGGCTGAGAACATTGAGAATCTCCCCGAGGGATATTACGATACCCAAGGTCGTTCGGAAGAATACATCCGTGTATATATTGACGGGGACTATGGGTTGTCGTCTGCCGGTATGCCTGTCTATAAATACTTCAGGCCGGACTACCACATGGCTAAGCAACGGCTTCGGTTTATATCCAACGGCGTACGCCCTATTGTTATTGGTATGGACTTAGGGTTAACCCCAGCCGCAGTCATTGGGCAGCAAGACCCACGTGGTCGGGCACTGATACTTGGCGAGTGTGTATCGTTTGACATGGGCATCCAGCGTTTTGTGCGTACTATGCTCAAGCCGATGATTTACGAAAAGTTTGGTGGTGCGCCCATCCTAGTGGTTGTTGACCCTGCGGGTGTGCAGCGGGCGCAGACCGATGAGCGCAGTGCAGTAGACATCATCAAAGCCGAGGGGCTTAAAGTCATTCCCGCTAAGACTAACAATGTGTCGGCACGGCTTAATGCCGTGGACGACTACCTCATGCGGCAAGTAGATGGTGACCCAGCTTTCTTAGTTGACCCGACATGTACGCAGCTAAAGGCTGCCATGATGGGGGGCTACCGCTATAAACCCAAAGGTGATGGGGATATTGATAAGAACAAACATTCACACGTTGCTGAAGCCCTACAGTACTTAATGCTCCATATCGCCAGTGTTGGCGAAGGGCATGGACTAGCCCAGCGTAGAGAAATTCGCCCCGTTGCAAGTTTAGGTTGGACTTGATATGATGGCTTTGCAGCAGTTGTCTCCGGCGTCTCCTTCACGCCATTCACCCCGGGGGTCACGTCCCCGGGGATTTTTTTACTTGCACAAAAACTTTGACAACCTGTATACTTCTTGCTATGTGCATACTACAATATCTAGTAGTTTGATAATCGGGGGCTAGGTATGGCAAAGATTAAAGTTGGCAAAACTTCGCAAGTCTTCTCGGATAATCCCAAGATGGGAACCCCCTACGTTCGAGGGTATAGACACGGCGGCGACATTGAAGAATACTTCAGTGGGCGCGGGCTAAAAGAAATTCTCAAAGAACAAAGAACACCTGAAGCAGGTGTTATTAAAGTTGAGATAGAGCGAGGGCCGTATCGTCCAGACCCAAAAGATAGACGCACACTAAAAGAAATAGCACAGCGTTCAACACTGGGTGACCCAGAAGATAGAGAACGGGCTAAGGAATATAAAGACCGGTATACAAAAATGCAATCGAAAGACGACTAAATGGCAGGCTTAACTTTCCTTCGTGTAGTCTCCAACGCTGAACTCGACAAGCAAGACGAGGAAGCAGCGGCGCAGGCTTTACAGGAACGCCAGAACCAACCGATGATGTTGGGTCTATCTGAGCACGTCCGTATGTGTTGGGATGTAGCGAAGATTGCTAAGAAGCCTATTGAAGATGAGATGCTGCGTGCACTACGTCAGCGTAATGGACAGTATGAACCTGACAAGCTAAATCAAATTAAGCAGCAGGGTGGTTCAGAAATTTATATGATGATTACTGAAGTCAAGTGCCGCGCAGCGGAGTCTTGGCTACGGGACATCTTGCTTGATAGTGGTACACCCCCGTGGGATATTGTTCCTACGCCGATTCCTGATTTGTCTCCGCTTGACCGCCGAGAAATCCAAGACATCTTTGCCAGCGAAGTGCTGACAATGTTGCAGGAAAATCAGAAAGCTCCTAGTAAAGAGGAGATGGCACAGATTAAAGAGATGGTCTCCCAAGACTATCGCTTCAAAGTTTTGCAAGACGCACAAAACCGTGCTGACAAAATGAAGCTAAAGATTGAAGACCAGTTTGCTCAAGGCGGCTGGGCTGATTCATTCAACGACTTTATTACTGACCTTGTAACTTTCCCTTGTGCATTTATCAAGGGGCCGATTGTACGTCGTCAACGTACTCTTGGCTGGAAGACTGTTATGGGTAAGACTGTTGTCGAACCAACTGAACGCCTTGCTCCTGAGTTTGAGCGGGTTGACCCGTTCCGTATTTACCCTGAGCCGGGTATTACTCGTATTGAAGAAGGCTACTTGTTCGAGCATCACCCACTTTCTCGTTCAGACCTGTCAGACCTTATTGGTGTGCCGGGCTATGACGAGGATGCTATCCGTCGTATCTTGGATGAAGGCTCTGGCCCATCATGGATTAATGAAGACGTGGAACTCATCAAGAACGAGGAGGAGCGCAAGTTCTACTCGTATATGCGTCCGACCGATGTGTTCGATGCACTTGAGTTCTGGGGTAAGGTCTCCGGCAAGATGCTTCGTGAGTGGGGTCTGAATGAGGAAGAAATTCCTGATGAAGCTCAAGAGTACGATGCTAACGTCTGGATGATTGGTAACTACGTCATCAAGGCTGTATTGAACTATGACCCACTGGGTCAAAAGCCTTATTGCAAGACTTCGTTTATCAAGTGCCCCGGTGCGTTCTGGGGTAAGGGTATTCCTGAAATCATTGAAGACATTCAGAACGTCTGTAATGCAGCGGCTCGTGCTCTTGTAAACAACATGGGTATTGCTTCTGGCCCACAGGTCGAAGTAAACCTAGAACGTATTCCTCCAAACGAAGACATCACACAGATGTCACCTTGGAAGATTTGGCAAGTAACAAATGACCCAATGGGGTCAAGTGCACCTGCCGTACGTTTCACACAGCCTGAAGATAACGCTAGTACGTTAGTGGCTGTGTATGATAAGTTTGCTCGGTTGGCAGATGACCACTCTGGTATTCCTGCCTACTTGTATGGCAACACCGATGTGCAAGGCGCAGGCCGCACGTCGTCTGGTTTATCTATGCTGATGGGTGCTGCTGGTAAAGGCATCCGTCAAGTGGTTGGTCACATCGACGGTGATGTGATTAAACCCATTGTCCAACGTCAGTTCGTGTACAACATGCGCTATGACGAGGATGAATCTATTAAAGGTGACGTTCAAGTCGTTGCCCGTGGCGCAGTTAACTTGGCTGTCAAAGAGACTGTCAACGTGCGCCGTATCGAATTCCTCAACGCAACCGCCAATGAAATCGACATGTCGATTATGGGTCGGGATGGCCGCGCCGCGATTCTTCGTGAAGTGGCTAAAGGGTTGCAAATGCCTGTGGACGAACTTATTCCATCTCGGGACAAACTCGCTTATAACGGTCGCATAGCTGCGGCTGCGGAGCAAGCGCAAGCACAGGCTGCCCAACAGCAGCCTGCCGCTGCGGCACTCTTGCCCAACGGCGCACCCAAAGGTGGAATGGAAGCGAACACAGTCATGAATCGTAGTGGGGGTCAGCCGTGATACGTCCTGACCCATCAGTTGTAAAGGCTCTTTCTGTCGCTGTGCGTCAGCATCCAGAACTTCTGGAGTGGTTGGCTACATGGCGTATGCATGAGCTAGAGCAGCTACCATCTGCGGTAAACAACGCGGCATTGATGCAGGGGCGATGCCAAGTTTTGGGCGAGATTTACAAACTCGCCAAAGAGTCCCCTGAACTAGCGGCAAAGTCCTAACTGATATGACTCGCCGTCTAATCCACGCATACCGATAGGAGCGTTTTACTATGGCACTTCCAGAGCAAATTCGTAAACAGACCGAGGCAGTTCAAGAACTGTACGCACAACTCAATGGTGATGGAACCAATGGCGACGGGGCGACCCCTCCAGCCGATGGTGGAACTCCACCCACTGCAAGTGAAGCTACCAGAACTCCGACCGCCGACGCAGCCGCTGACACGAACAGTGCTACTCAGTCATCCAGTGTTGAGCACGCAAGTGATGACGGAAAAGGCTCAGAAGAAAATCTAACTCAGAAATACCGTACCCTCCAAGGCATGTATAACGCCGAAGTTCCACGTCTGCATAGTCAGAACAAAGAACTTTCAGGTCGTTTGCAGCAAATGGAGCAGTTGCTGGCAACCATCTCAGCACAACAATCTTCTGCTCGTAACATGGCGCAAACGCAAGTTGACCCACTTGTTACTGAGAAAGATGTTGAGGAATATGGAGAATCGCTTGACGTGATGCGTAAAGTATCCCGTGAGGAGTTAATCCCTGTTGCTCAGAAACTTGTGCAAATTGAGCGGATGCTTCAGCAGTTGCAGACTAATGTTGTGCCACAGGTGCAAAACCTCGCACATCGTCAGGCTATGACTACTGAACAGCAATTCTGGTCAGATTTGGCAGGACAAGTCCCCAATTGGAAAGACATCAACGAAGACCCAGAGTTTCAGTCTTGGCTTCTTGAGTTTGACCCCATGTCAGGTATTAGTCGCCAAACTATCCTAGAGGATGCACAGCGCAGCCTCGATGTACGCCGAGTTGGTAGTTTCTTTAAGTCTTGGCTTGAGATTACTGGACAAGCCAATGTTGCTCAAAACACCCGCCGGAATGTGTCTGCTTCCGAGTTGGAACGCCAAGTTGCCCCCGGTAAAGGGCGCAATACAGGTAATCCGACTGGAACAAACGCCAAGACCTACAGCCCTGATGACATCAAAAACTTCTTCAACGATGTTCGTCAAGGTAAGTACAAAGGGCGCGAAGCAGAGCGTGACCGCATTGAACGCGATATTTTCGCTGCACAGCGAGAAAATCGTATAACTGTTAACGCTTGATTAGAGGAGTTTTATCATGGGATTTCCCGTCGCCGCAGGACGCCCGAATTATTCGGGTAACTTCATTCCAGAAATTTGGTCTGGTAAATTAATCGAGAATTTCTACGATGCCACCGTGCTCGCAGCAATCTCTAACACTAACTATGAGGGCGAGATTCGCCGCATGGGTGATACGGTTAACATCCGTACCACTCCTGAAATCACTATCAAGACTTACGTTAAGGGCCAAACCCTAAGCGTTGAGAATCCTGATAAAGCAAAAATCCAATTGGTTATCGACAAGGGCGAGTACTTTGCCTGTATCGAAGACGACGTGGACAAGGTTCAGTCTGATGTGAACATGATGGACACTTGGTCTAAAGACGCTTCTGAGCGTATGAAGATTAAGATTGACCAACGTGTTTTGACAGATATTCTTCCAAGCATTTCTGCCTCGAACAAAGGTGCATCTGCTGGTCGTATCTCTGGCAACATTGACTTGGGTACATCTGGTTCGGCTATCGCTATTACTAAGACCAACGTCCTTGAATACATCGTAGACATGGGCACTGTTCTTGACGAAGCAAACTGCCCTGAGTCTGAGCGTTTCTTGATTATTCCAGCCAAGATGGCTGGTTACATTAAGAAGTCAGACCTGAAGGATGCTTCTATCACTGGTGACAGCGTTTCTGTGTTGCGTAATGGTCGCTTGGGCATGATTGACCGCTTTACTGTCTATGTAAGCCACAACTTATCTGTGACTTCTGGCAAGTTCAGCATCATTTCTGGTCACAAGATGGGCTTTACTTTTGCTTCACAGATGACTGAGATGGAGTCTTTGCGTGCAGAGTCTACTTTCGGTAACGTCATTCGTGGCTTGCAAGTTTACGGCTACCAAGTTGTTAAACCTGAAGCATTGGCACAAGGTATCGTTACTTTAGCGTAACCAACTGGGGGGCTTCGGCCTCCCGTTTTTAACTTTTTTAGGAGAATTAACATGGCAACATATACCGACTCTCTCGGTTTTAACAAAGGCACAGCCGCTTATCCGGCAAATGACCTTAACAAGTCCGTCCGTGTGGAAATGGTTCTTGATTTCCCCAAAATCATTGCTGCGCGTTCTGCTGCTGGTGCTACTGCACTGGCTGCTTCTGATGTGATGGAAATTATCCCTATCCCTGCTGGCACTATTGTGTCTAACGTAGGTATGGTGGTAACTACCGCCGCTGGCGTAACTAGCACCATCTCTATCGGTGACGGCTCTGCCGCTGCTGGTTACTTGGCTGCTACTTCAGCGAACGCTACTGGTACTTCTGGTGGTGTTCCTGTGTTGTCGTCTGGTGCATTTGCTCCCACTCTGAGTGGTGGTAAGGTGTACGCTGCTGCTGATACTATCGACATCACGCTTGGTACTGCTGTACCAGCCGCTGCTGTTGTGCGTGTCTTCGCATTGTTGACAGACATCAACTAAAAGTCGGGGGGCTTCGGCCCCCCTTCTTACATAGGAGAACAATATGTCAAATGTAACGGCTGTACATACAGACGCAACAGGTACTTTAGCTACTGGGCGGCGTCAACTACGTGGGTATCACACAATCAGCGGTGGTACTGCTGGTGATGTTATCTTTCGTGACGGCGGTGCTTCTGGTACTGTGAGGTTGCAGTTTAATATTGGTACTGGTACACAACCCATCGTGATGGAAATTCCTGACGATGGTATTTTGTTTACTACCGATGTGCATGTAACCCTTCCTGCAACAGCAAAGACTACTGCGTTCTTACAGGTTGTGTAATGGCTACCAAGAAAAAGGGCGTTAACCTGTCCGTAGGCCGTGGTGAGAAACTACCTGTATCGCAGGGTGCTGGGTTGACCGCTAAGGGTCGTGCTAAGTACAATGCAGCAACAGGCAGCAACTTAAAAGCCCCACAGCCTGAAGGTGGTAAACGCAAGGATTCTTTTTGTGCACGTATGTCTGGTATGCCCGGGCCTATGAAGGACGAGAAGGGTAAACCAACACGTAAAGCAGCAGCACTCGCAAGGTGGAAATGCTAATGGCTACAAAAACAAAATCCAAAGTAAATGCAGCAGGCAACTATACTAAGCCTGAGTTGCGTAAACGGATTGTGTCGCAAGTAAAAGCTGCGGCAACGCAGGGCACAGGTGCAGGCCAGTGGTCGGCACGTAAAGCACAACTTGTTGCCAAGAAATACAAGGCTGCTGGCGGAGGATACAAAGATTGAAAGCCCCGCAAAAGTCGCTTAAAGATTGGACTGCGCAGAAGTGGCGCACCAAGAGTGGTAAGCCGTCGTCAAAGACAGGTGAGCGGTATTTACCTGAGTCGGCTATTAAAGCGTTGACCCCCGCAGAGTATGCTGCTACAACTAAAGCGAAACGCGAAGGCAAAGCAAAAGGGCAACAGTTTGTAAAACAGCCAGCTAAAATAGCGGCTAAGACCAGTAAGTATAGATAGGAGAATTAAATGGCACGTTACCTACGAAACAAACGCGATGGCTTTATTTATGATTACACTGAGATGTTGGCTGAAAACCCAATGGTTGAAGAAGTTACCGAAGAAGAAGCATTTCCTGAGAAATTTATTCCAAAGAAGCAAACTGGTCGTAAAACCGGTTTAAAGTTGGAGACTCCAACAGAAGAAATTCCAGTTGAACCTCCTATCGAAAACCATGAACTCAACGCAGATGCATCTAAGGGATTACCCGAATGATACTCAATGATGTAGTTACAGAGGCTCGCCGTCTTATACAAGACATTAGTGCACCGCAACGATATAGTGATGCGGTGTTGCTAGGCTTTGCTAATCAGGCGCTAAAGCGTATGGCAGTACTACGCCCCGACCTCTTTGCCTACATTGGAGAGATTCCTTGTACGGCTGGAACTGTTATTCAGTCCCCGCCGTCTGACTCTATTCGTATTATTGAGATTTTCCAAGTTAAAGACGGAGCAGGTGTTACTGAGGTTGACCGTACTGTTCTTGACCAAACCCTCCCTAGCTGGATGAACGACACGGCGGCAACTACTGTTAATTGGATGCGTCATGTACGCAACCCTAACAAGTTCTTTATTTATCCTAAAGCTCCCGCAAACCTTATTCTTATTGGGGAGTATGCACAGACCCCTCCTAATTACACAGGAGCACAGGCTGTAGCGCTATTACCTGATGCTTTCTTTCCTGTTGTAGTTGATGGTACTGTATTCCTAGCTGAGTCGGTTGATAATGAGCATGTAAACTCTAACCGTGCCCAGTTGTTCCAGCAGGCGTTTACCCAAGCATTGGGGGTAAGTGCACAGGCAAGAACTCTAACTGATACAGAAGAAGCGGGCTTACCTAACGAATCGGTGGTCGCATCATGAGTACTCGTACATTTCTTTCTTTGGCTAACCGCCTTGCACCTAGTGTGCCGGGGTGTCCTCAGCCTATCTTAGAGCAATATATTCGGGATGCAGCAATTGAGTGTTGTGAGAAAACTCTTGCGTGGCGCTATGAGCAGCCTTCAATTCGTCTAACACCGGGGGTGTTTGAGTACCCCTATAACAATCCGTTGCAGACAGAAGTTCATGCTTTTCTAACTGCTGCTGTTAATGGCTCACCTCTTACACCTTTAACGCTTGAAAAATTGTATATACATTACCCCAACTGGCCTGACTTAGACCCAGACCAGAGGGCTGACCCTAGGTATATTTGCCAGCTAGACCCTGATAATTTTGTACTTGCCCCACTACCTGATGCTTCTGTAACCTATGACCTTAAGATGATTGCTGTCTTAAAGCCGCTACGTACTGCTACGGGTATGGACAAGACAATTATGGATGACCTAGAAAATACCATTATGCATGGTGCATTGCAACATTTATTGGTTATGCCAAACAAAAATTGGAGTGACCGTGAATTGGCAACGTACCATGCTAAGCAATACATTTCTAAAATAACCGAGCGCAGAGCAAGGGCTAATCTAGGTGCAGCACGTGCCTCGATGAGTGTCCAAATGCGCCCTTTTGCGTGAGGCTACTATGGCTGTCGATGTCATTCGTTTAGTAGAAGGTGATGAGAGACCAGTCATTGTTCTCACGTTGACCGACGATAATACAGGGTCACCGATTGACTTATCGCTGTCTACCACGGTGGTGACTATTAAGTTTCGTGAGGCTGGTACAACTACGTTGTTGTCAACTATTAGCACTTCAAAATTAAGTAGCGGTACAACAGGGCAGGTACAGTTTGACTTTACAGGCGGTGTACTTAATGTAGACCCCGGCATGTACGAAGGTGAGATTGTCATTAACTTTAACGGGCAAGTTCAGACTGTGTACGACACCCTACGCTTTACGGTCAGAGAGAACTTCTAATGGCTAATATCCGTGCTTCTTACGTTGTCTCGCAAGTTCTATTAGCGACTACTGCTTCAG